AATGACAGGGGTTGGCGTCAATGAGATTCTGCAAATTGATGCTGGTGTTTATGAGGAAACCTTCCCACTGCTTATCCCTGCTGGTGTAACGGTCAAGGGTGCGGGTCTCCGTGCTACCAAGATTATGCCTACGATTGCCACAAGGCAAAAGGACGCATTCTTAATGAACGACAGAACGGTTGTCGAAGATGTCACCGTTGCTGGTCAGTACTTCGATACCGCTGGTAACCAAGGTTGGGCGTTCCGTTATGCTCCTGGCATCGCTATTACCGCCAGATCGCCTTATGTCCAGCGTGTAACCGTCTTCAACAAGGGTAGCAACATCACTGCTACCGATCCCTACGGATACGGTTCTGCGGACTCTCCGCCGTCTTCTTACATCTCTGGTGGTGGTGCCTATGTTGATGGTTCAGAACTCGCTCCTGGGTCCTTAGAGGCAGGTTTCCTGTTCAACGAATGTACCTTCATCGTTCCTGGCGGTAAGGGTCTTGAAATGACCAACGGTGCTCGTATCGAGTACCTGAACTGTTTCACCTACTTTGCTAGCGAAGCTGTTAAGGGTGTATCTGGATCTGTTGGTTTGTCCTCTGCTGGTGAAACCAGACTGAGAATGACTGGTATTACCACGCTGGGCGTTGGTGATACTATCACCTACTACGATACCGATGGAGTAACTGGTCTTGCTACCGCTGTTGTTGCTGACTACGATGGTACTTACATCGATGTAACTGGCAAGCAAACTGGTTTTGAGGTACTCATTGCTAGATCTGCTAAGGCAATCACCTTTAACGATAATGCTCAACTGAGCACAACTGTTAAGAAGTTTGGTACTGCTTCTCTCGCGCTTGATGGAACTAATGATTCTATTAGCGTTCCTTCTAGCGGAGATCTCGGATTCGGAACTAATACAGACTTTACGGTTGAATTCTTCGTCAACTCTTATCAGTCTGGTCTTTCTTCTGCAACTCTGATCGACTTCAGAGACAACGGAACAGACGCTGAAGGTATCAGTCTTGCCTTCCGTGCTGCTGGTGAAGTTGATATGCGTGTTGGCACAACAACCGCTATCGAAGGTTCTGGTGCTGGTATTGCTACTGGAACTTGGTATCATGTTGCCCTGGCAAGACAAGGTACAAATACAAGACTGTTTGTTGATGGTACACAAATTGGTACTAAGGCATCAGACACGACAGACTACGGTGCATCCAAGGGTCTGGTTATCGGTGCTGACTTTGATGGAACCAGCAACTCTCTGGTAGGTTATATCGATGAAGTCAGAGTTGAGTACGGAGTTGCTAAGTACACCGCAGGATTCACTGCTCCGACCGCCGAGTTGCTCGGTGATAAGGATACTTCCCTGTTACTGCACTTCAATGGTTCTGCTGGTATCCAAACTACAACTGATGATGTAATCAGATATCAAGATGTTCGCATCACTCAAGCGGGTGGTGGCATCGGAACTGCTACTAAGGTTATCCTTGCCGACTACAGCAAGTTCGGTGCCGACATGCGTTCGGTCGGATGTGCTGTTGAGTATGGTCAAAAGGGTGTCATTGCTGACGGTGATGGCGTAACCCTGAGACTCTTTGCTCTGAACTTCAACCATGTTGGTGCTGGTGGAGACTTCTCCAACGATCCTAACCTGGCAATTCAGGCAAACGAAGTTACTGAGGTTAACAACGGCGATGTTTCCTTTGTCAGCATCGACCATAAGGGTGACTTCAGAGTCGGTGATGCCTTCTATGTCGATCAGGAGTCTGGCACGGTTGCGTTCTCGCAGCAGGTAACCAGTCTGCAAGCACTGTCTTCTCTCCAGATCACTGATGGCGTAGACAGCAGCACGATCACTCCTACCAGCGGCACATTCGGTAACATCCAGATCTCTGGAAACAACATCGAATCCACCACTGGTGATATCAACATCGACCCTGCTGGTGCTGGTTCGATTAACATCACTGGCGATGTCAATGTCCTGGGTATCCTGACCGCTACGGTCATCCAGTTGGATGCCTTCCAGAAGGGCGACACCTCCATTGCTCTCGATGACTCTGGTTCTGACGGCACTATCCGCTTCAACACTGATGGTGTTGAGGGTATGCGTCTTGATCCTGGTCAGTTACTGGGTATCGCCACTGCATCTCCAAGAGCAAGACTCGATGTTCTCGGATCTACCCTGCTGGAAGATCTCAAGATCACTGGTGTTGCTACCTTCACATCCAACCTCACCGTTGGTGCAGGTCTGACCGTAACTGGTGACTCTGAGTTTGAAGCGAATCTCGCAGTCGAAGATCTCAAAGCAGTAACTGGTGTTGTAACATCTCTGGTTGGTACATATTCAACCATCACCACGGTTGATATTGAGACCCTAGATGCCCGTGATGTCAATATCACTGGTCTGGCAGTAACGGATACCGTTGGTACTGCTGCTACCATCACAACAATTGATACAGAGGCACTCGATGCCTTTGATGCCAAGATTACTGGTGTTGCAGTAACCAACGCAGTATTTACTGGAATCACTAGCTTCAAAGATGGAGTCAAGGCAAACTTTGGTAATGATAATGACCTGCAAATCTACCACGATGGCAACAACTCTTACATCGATGATGCTGGTACAGGAACCCTTGCAATCCGTTCTAATCAGGTAGAACTTCAGAAGTACACTGGCGAGACTCTCGCTAACTTCACTGCTGATGGCAAAGTTCAACTGAATTATGATAATGGTAGGAGATTTGAGACAACGGCAATTGGTGCTAGCGTCTCTGGCGAACTGCAAACTGGTAAGTTAGATGTTGCTAGCGACACTGTAATTGGTCTCGGACTGACAGTCGTTGGTATTGCTACCTTCAACACCGATGTTTACATCGCTGGTAATCTGAACATCATCGGTGATGTTGTTTATGATGAGGTTAACGGTCGTAACCTGTTCATCTCTGGTGTAACAACCACCAATAACCTGAAAGTAACTGGCGTATCTACGATCGCTAACATTACAATCGGTGCTGGTTCTTCTTCCACCAAAATAAATACTCTTAGCGGTGAACTCGTTCTTGATTCTGCTGCTGGTCAGGTAACTGTCCAAGATGATCTGAGCGTAATCGGTTACGGTACATTCCGTGATGGAATCTACTACAGATCTGATCAAGGTGGAATCACTGGTCTTGGATATAGCGGACCTAACGGTGTTGCTTACTTTGAAAACGATGGAAGACTGGTTAGCGGTCTCAGCACAGTTGGATTCCTGACTACCTCAAACTACATCCTGACAACTGACGAAAACAACATTCCAATCTGGTCTGACAGCATCGACGGGGGTACATTCTGATGGCAAAGCCAACCACAAGACAGGGACTCAAGGACTATGCTCTCAGGCAACTTGGGTATCCTGTCTTGGAGATTAATGTAGCGGACGAACAAGTAGACGATGCTTTAGACGACGCTCTTCAACTTTTTCAAGAGCGTCATTTTGATGGTGTAGAAAGACTTTATCTAAAGTACAAAGTTACTGAAGATGACATCAAAAGAGGCAGAGCAAGAGGTAATGAAGAGTCTCTTGGTATTACTACATCTACTACATCATCTGGAGACTTTGAAGAGAACTCAAACTTCTTAGTTGTACCTGATTCGATTATTGGAATTGAAAGAGTCTTTATCTTTGACTCTAGTCATGTCTCTAACAATATGTTCAGTTACAAGTATCAGATGTTCTTGAACGATATTGCATTTAACTTGGGATATGATGGACTCTTGAGTTATGCAATGACAAAAACATATATTGAAGATATTGATTTCCTACTTTCTACTAATAAGCAGATCAGATATAACAAGAGAAATAATAGACTGTATTTGGATATTGATTGGGGATCAACCAAAAAAGACACCTACATAATTATTGACTGTCAAAGAATCATGGATCCAGCAAACTATGCTGGAGTCTACAACGATTCTTTCTTGAAAAAGTACTTCACTTCTTTAGTTAAGAAGCAGTGGGGTCAGAACTTAATCAAGTTCCAAGGAGTCAAACTCCCTGGAGGCGTAGAACTCAACGGTAGACAAATTTATGAAGATGCTGTGATGGAATTACAGCGCATTGAAGACAGAATGATGTCAACATACGAAACTCCTCCTCTTGATCTTATTGGGTAATGGCTTTAAATCCTTTCTTTCTCCAAGGATCTCCGAATGAGCAGAATCTCATTCAGCAGCTTATTGACGAGCACCTAAGAATGTTCGGTGTGGATGTATATTACATCCCAAGAAAATTAATTGTTACTGACGATGTGCTTGGAGAAGTACAATCGTCTAAGTTTACAGATGCATATATTTTAGAAGCATATCTGAACAACTACGAAGGATATGCAAAAGGTAGTGATATCATGAGCAAGTTTGGCATCAACTTGCAAAATGAAATTACACTGACTGTTTCTAGAGAAAGATACGAAGACTTCATTGCTCCGTTTGTGGTATCTCATGATGCCAGAAATGCTGGAACTGACATCCTCTTTGGCGAGAGACCGAAAGAAGGAGATCTAATCTATTTTCCACTAGGAGAAAGATTATTTGAAATCAAGCATGTAGAACACGAAAATCCGTTCTATCAACTTGGAAAGAATTATATTTACGAATTACAGTGCGAACTCTTCCGCTACGAAGACGAGTATGTCGATACAAATGTAGACTTTATCGACGAAAGAATTACAACAGAGGGAGAAGTCACTACAGTTGTCCTTGCTGGCATTGGATCTACTGCTCTAGCAGTTGTTGACTCCTTTGCTAGCCAAGGTGCCTTACAACAAATTTTCCTTAATGACGATGGATATGGTTTTACTTCCGCACCCGCTGTCACTATCTCCCCGTCTCCTGCTGGTGTTACTTCATCCCTTGCCGCCGCCGTTGCATTCACCACGGAAACATCAGGTCTCTATTCTATTGATCAAGTCGTACTAACGAATCCTGGATTTGCATACACCTTACCACCAGCAATTAGTTTTGGTGGTCCTGGTGCTGGTGCTGCAGCAACAGCTTCTTTGACAAATAGTGGTATTACATCCATTCGTATTACTGACCTTGGAACAAACTATGTTTCTCCTCCGATTATCACAATTCAGCATCCTGCCGATGTTGGCATTGGCACAACTGGTGCTGTAGTTGGAGTAAAAGCAGGTCAAGTACAAGCTACTGCTGTTGCAACTCTAAGTGGAGATAGACTTAACAGAATCTATATTACTAATGCTGGTGCTGGGTATGAAGCCACACCGACTATCACCATTGGAAGTCCTCTTTCTCTTGGTGTGGGTACATATTTCTTCAACGAAAGAGTCGTTGGATCTCTCTCGGGAACTGAAGGATATGTCAAGATATTCAATGAGGATCAGAGAAAGTTAGAAATTGCAATAAATAATGGAGTATTCACTCCTGGCGAATTCATTACTGGAACTGCATCTTCTGCCAGATACCAAGTATTGTCACACACTGGAATTGATACAGCAAGTCCATATACTCTTAATGACGAAATAGAGACTGCCGCTGACGACATTCTTGATTTCACAGAGAGAAATCCATTCGGTAACTTCTGATGTTAGGTACATACTTTTATCACGAAATTCTTCGCAAAACAGTTGTTGCTTTTGGTACTCTGTTTAACGATGTTCATATTCAGAAAGAAAACAAATCTGGTGCTACAATTAGTGATCTCAAAGTTCCCCTAGCATATGGTCCGAGATCTAAGTTTCTTGCAAAGTTAGAGCAGCAACAAGATCTCAATAAACCAACTGCCATCTCTCTCCCGAGAATGTCTTTCGAGATGAGTTCTTTATCCTATGACGGGTCTAGAAAAACCTCGATCACAAAAACATTCAAAGCAGTTGATGGTGGAGGAAATGTAAAGAAAGTATTTCTTCCCGTTCCTTACAATGTTGGATTTCAACTCAACATCATGACAAAATTGAATGATGATGCTCTGCAGATCGTTGAGCAGATTCTTCCATTCTTCCAACCATCTTTCAATATTACCATTGACTTGATCGATAGTATTGGAGAAAAGAGAGACATTCCTATTGTTTTGGAAAATATTTCATTTACTGATGAGTATGAAGGAGACTTTTCTACAAGAAGAGTTCTAACATATACACTCAATTTTGTAGCAAAGACTTATCTGTTTGGTCCTATTGCAGAAAGCACCGACGGTCTCATCCGTAAGGTCCAAGTCGATTACTATGCAGATACTGATATCCAGACTGCTAAGAGAGAAGTCAGATACACTGCTGTACCTGATCCAATCGATGCAGAACCTGGAGATGATTTTGGATTCTCCGAAACCTTCACTGACTTTAGTGATGGCAAGGTTTATAGTCCCACTAGACGGGAGGATGTATGAAGAATGATTTCGACAAAATAGACGAAGCGTTGAACACTACAAGTGAAATTGTAGATGTAACTCCTGTTAAAAAAGAAAAAGAAAAACCAGATCGTCTAACAAAAGATGATGTAGAGAAGGACTATGAATACACCAGGGCAAATCTATACTCTTTGATTGAAAAGGGTCAAGAAGCTTTGAACGGTATTATGGAGTTGGCAGAGGAATCTCAATCACCTAGAGCATATGAAGTTGCTGGTCAATTGCTTAAGAGTGTTGCTGATACAACAGATAAGTTTTTGAAACTTCAAAAAGATTTGAAAGATATCAACGAGGAAAGTAAAGGTCCAACAAATGTAACTAATAATGCAATGTTCGTTGGCAGTACAGCAGAGTTGCAGAAAATGCTTAAACAGATGTCTAAAAATAAATAGAAGAGCCTTACTCTCTACACATGCTCAATAAACCAAAAGCACAAGTAGAAGAGAAAGACGACCAGCATGAAGATAAAAGTGAAGTCCTTGGTAATTTAGTGAAAGTAGTTGTACTTATTTGGTCTGCTTCTCTCCTCACATTCTCATATGTTCGACTTCCTGATGGTAAGAAGATCCTAGATTTTGACCCAACTTTTATCGCATCTGTATTTTCTGGATCGCTAGCTGCCTTCGGACTTTCTCCCGCTAAGAGTGGTGGTGGTGGCGGTAAAGTGGTAGCAAAGAAAGAACCAGAAGTTGTCTCTGCAATTGAACCCAAGAAAGAAAGTCAAGATAAATAATACTAAATGGTTTAGTCGATTATAGAAATGTCGTTCTCTTATTCTGAAATATCGGACTTTTTGTCGGAAGCAAAGAAGAAGAAACCATTAACCACTGGAGACTGCGATGCTCCAGCGGTTGATGACTCTGATGTGAAAATTACTGAAGAAAAGAAAAAAGGTCTTTGGGATAATATTCATGCCAAGCGTAAGCGTGGTGAGAAACCCGCTAAACCTGGAGATGAGGATTATCCCAAGACTCTTGATATCGACGAAGCTGCTCCAATGGTTGCAGCTATTGGTCGCCAATTGCTTGCTAAAGCAGCAGTTGATAAAATCAAAAAGATGAAGGAAAAGAAAGAAAAGGAAGAAGAAAAAGAGGAAGAAGAAGTTTCTGAAAGTGCTGCCTGGACTCGCAAAGAAGGTAAGAACAAAAAAGGTGGTCTGAACGAAAAGGGACGCAAGTCCTATGAGGCAGAGAATCCTGGTAGCGATCTCAAAGCACCTTCCAAAGAAAAAGGTAATAAGCGTCGCGCATCATTCTGTGCAAGGATGAAAGGCATGAAAAAGAAACTTACTTCTGCCAAAACTGCTAGCGATCCTGATAGCAGAATCAACAAATCTCTTAGAGCGTGGGACTGCTGATATGAAATCCTTTCAACAATTTTTGTCTGAGGGCAAAATCACTATTACTATTGATACTGATGATATCGATACTCCCCAAAATGAGGCGTTTGGTGCTGATGTAGTTTGGGAAGGTAAACTCTATCGTATGGACTTGTCCACAACTAGAGAAACTATTCCTACAGAAAAGGAATTGACTGAGCAATTGCAGGACGAATATCCTGGAGCAATGGTTCAGAAAGTATATAAACTACAAAAAGAAGAATCCGACATTAAAGTAATTACTAGAAAAAGGTACAACCCAGCAATGCTTTCGTGGGTTGAAGATTAATTATGGCACAGTGGAATAAGAATACACAAGATTATCTAAACCAGGAAAGAACACTACATGAAGTTATCATGTGTGCCGACAGATACGGCAACATTGGAAACTGTGGTGTTGCTGGTACTGGGGCTGTAGCGGGAGATGCTTTTGGGAGGATGAGAATATCTCAACCTCTTACTCTATTTGATAGTTCTCACAGGTACAGAGACAATAATCTTTGGGATAGTTTGATTGTAGGAACTGGTTCTACAGTTGGATTTGTAACTGCTCAAGGATTAGTCAATATTGGTATTGGAACTACTGCTGGTTGTTCTGCAATTAGAGAGACTACAAAGACATTTTCATATCAACCAGGCAAATCCTTACTTACTTTAAATACATTTGTCCCAGAGCCCCCAAAAGAAAATCTAAGACAAAGAATTGGATATTTTGGTGCTGATAATGGAATGTATTTTGAGATTGATGGAACAACAGCATATTTTGTTGAGAGAAGTTTATCTACTGGTACTGAAACAAGAGTAGCACAAGAAAATTGGAATGTTGATAAGTTAGATGGTACTGGACCTTCTGGAATTACTTTAGATAAATCCAAAGCACAAATTCTTTGGATGGATATTGAGTGGTTAGGACTTGGTACAGTCAGAATAGGATTTGTAATTAATGGAGTAATGATTCATTGCCATTCATTCCACCACTCAAACTTAATTGAATCAACTTATATTACAACAGCATCACTTCCTTTGAGATATGAGATTGCCAATACAGGTATTACCACAAGTAGCAGCACTCTCAAACAAGTTTGTTCTACTGTAATTTCTGAAGGTGGTTA